GTCTATATTAGTATTATCAAAGAAATAACTTGTATCAATCGTATCCTTAACTCTTTCCTCAGTGACTAATGTTTCTATTCTTCCAAAATCTTGGGGAATAGGTTTAGCTGCGAAAGGGGCAATATCTCTTATTTCTCTACCAGATTCCAACAAAGCATTTAGAGCATTTACTTTAAACTCTTGTTCCTTAGAAAGACCCAAGGTAGACATACTGCCACCCATAGACTTAAAGTCTCTAATAGCCTTTAGCCCACTACCTAAGGCAGCTAGTCCTTGACTTCCTTCGCTTACATCCCCACCCTGTAAAAAAGGTAGTCCTGCAGTGATAGGTAACTTATACCTAGCTGGCACTATTCCATGTGGGTTGTAGTGTGTATTAAAGAAACGAGCTTCTAAGTCAACACGTTGTTGTTTAAGTGTTTCCATTACAGTCTCAAAGGTAGCTGGATCACTACGTCCTTGAGAGTTAGCTATACTAAGAGCTTCTACTTCATCTCTTAAAGCTTGGTCAGCTAAAAAGAACTGCTCATCTGCAGCCTTTGCTGACATTTCTTTAGTAACGGTAAATTCAAATGAACCACCAGCACCATCAGATACTGTGACTTTTTCCCCTACCTTTGCACCTGCAGGATTACCTGTGGATATAGAGTTAGATACTAGTTGACTTACAGCAGCTTCTTTAATAAGGGGTTTATTAACAGTCTTCCTAGCCTTGTTTAAGGAAGCTTGATTTTCTTTAATAGCTTCTGCATCATCAATATAGTCAGCTACATAAAGCCTATTCTTAGATAAATCACTATTAAGGTAATCATATATAGATGTTTGACCACGTGACTTAGAGCGAGTTACCTCAAGAGGAATGAATTTATCAAAGAACTCTTTAGTGTTTCCACGTAATTGAATGTAGCTTTCTATAATATCAGCAATCTCTGCAGTTTTTGCAGTCCTATCAGTATTATTAGGATCATCATCTATCTTGAAGACTTGTTGAAAAACTTTCTCATCTCTTTTATTTAAGTCATAAGCTGCTTTTTGTACATTATAACCATTCTTAGGGTCTAAGAAAAACTTAGCAGTAGAAAGATCAAAATCATTCTTAATTTCTGCTATGATATTAGGATGTACACCTGATGCTTCAAGGTCTGTTACGTAGTCTGTGATATACTTTTTTCTATCAGTGGCAATTTTATCTCTGCCAGCTTCAAGATAGTATTCTTTGTTATTCTCAAAACCACTAGTAGCTTGACTAATCAGTTCTGCCCTAGCTAGCTTAGACTGGAAGGCTTCTCTTGATGCTATACCTGCTTCAATCTTTTCATTTTGCTTCTGCCTAGCATCTATTTCTTTTTGGGCTTCTGCTTTTAATGCAGGAGTTATGGCTGAGATAAACTCTGATAAACCACTCTTTGCTTTGGGTTCCTGCGCTGGTCTTATATACGTATCTACTGGAGAAGCAACTGGTCTTACAGTAGTAGGAGCCTCTAAAGGAGCTACCTGTACTCTTTGTCTTGCCATGTGTTACTCCTATAAAACAATAGCTTCGTTTTGACCAAAGTAATTAGAACCAGAATTTACTGATGGAAGGTTTGTGTCCAATCCTGTTAAATCAGGTTGTAATGCTTTATCTGCAGCATACATCTGTGCGCCAGCTTTTACAGCATAGGCTAGAAAGTTTGGTGCTTGTCCACGTGGTAGAGAGTTAATTCTGTTTAATGCCTCAGCACTAATACCCATCTTTTCCATCTCAATTTGATTACGCAATGCCTTGGTCTGTGCATTGACTGTACTTACTCCTCGTAGACGAGCAGTTTCAAATTCGTTTACTAGGGTATCAACTCCTCTACCTGCTATACCTGCTTCACCTGCAGCTACCTTGGCTCTTTCTGCCTTCTTCAAAGCAGCTATGCCTAGTTGTTGTTTCTGAGAGGCTGCTGCTTCACCTTCTTGGATCATACGAGCATTGAGAGATTGTATTTTTAAGTCTCTGGCTGCAGCAGCATTAACACGGTTTGATAGATACTTTCTCTCAGCCTGTTGAGCTTCTGCACTAGCCTGATCAAAGTCGGCAAGTGCTGAACCGCCGATTAGCATCATAGTGAATGGGTCAATAGCCATATTATATCCTCACAAATTCTAAGAAGGGTCTATCCCCTTCGCCATACGTTTCATGGCGTTTAATAAAAGTAAACCCTACGAACCTTAACCACTTTAAAGCTACATGGTATCGTTCATCACAGGCGTTGGTAAGCACAGGGTATCTAAGGTTAGCCTCAGCAACCCACTGCTTAGATTGTCGTAGAAAAGGTAGCCATACTTTATGTATTGCTGGGCTAGTTAAAAGCCACGGTGTTGCTACCATGTCATCCATTTCACACAATCCATACATACCTGCAATTTCATTTGTATCTGTTACTATAATAGTATAACATTCCTCAGAGTAATCTAAACCATCCTGCAGTGCTTCTTTAATATTACCATGTGAGGCTAGTACCTCTAGTCTGTCTTCTTCTCTAAGATTAGAAGCTAGGTAGTCTACATCAGACTGGATACTATCTCTCACATGGAGTTTCATTACATTCTCCGTGAACGTAGATTAAAGAAGGCTTCATACTCTGCTGATTGGAATATACAAGGGAAGTGACTGTTGCTTTCTAGTACAACATCAACATCACCAGCCTTACCAATAACACCAAAACGATATGTACCTGAGTCAATAGCTGCTTGGTTTAGGATGTTAGTAGAAGCACCCACAATACGGCCTGTAAAACTACGAGTATAAGTAGCACGTTTAAGAGGTGTTACTTTAACGTCAAAGAAACCTGTGTCATTGTAAACAACTGCATAGTTTCTTAGTTGTAACTGACCTGTTGTAATAGGACTGTTTTCTTGTTTAAGTACTGGCTCAGAGAACTGGTACTTAAATGTATAGGGTATACCTGCATAGACTACTTCTGATGCACTTAGTAAGGCTGCTACATCACCAACTGCGATTACTTTACCACGTTGGCTAACGTAAGTCAAATTACTATCTGTGTATGGCACAGTCGTAAGACCACTTGTCTCTAGCTGTACACGCCTGTCCAACATAATAGGAAACTTACCTGTAGTATACTGAGTAGCATCATCTACTGATAGGTTAATCTTTTCTAGGAATAAGTTATTACCACGTTTAACAAGTATCATAATGTCAGCCAAGTTAAAGGCCATAGACAATACATCATCACCAAACGTCCACTTAGACCAAGAAGCCTGTAGCTTCTCTCTGCCCTTCCAGTAGTACCTGTAGACATAGACTGACTCAGTTTCACCTGTAGTCTGCACAAGGATCATGTCCTCGTTGGACGATGCCTCAATCTTTTTAATCTCGCCATCAAGATACTCTGGTACGTGTGACGTAGTTTCAGCAGCGTCATTAGTATCAGTGTCAGAATCAACATAGTACTCCCACATACCTGACCACGCACCACGTTTAGTAGCAAAGTATACAAATCTACCAGCGGCTGCTGGCTTGGCTCTCAGTGAAGCCTCAAACTCTGTGGTACTAGATACGTTAATTGTTTCAGGGGTTAGGATAGGGTCAGCCGTTACCTTGAACTGTGTTAGTTCAGAGAACAGCAGTAGTGTGTTGTTGAATGGTACAGCGTGTTTAAGTATGTTCACTTTGTTAGAGGACACTGCTACATCAATAGGATCACTGTCAACTGTTGTAAGGGTAGACTTACGGAAGAAGTCAAAGTTTACAAACTCACCTGCCCTACTAAAGATAACATTCTCATCAGCAAGTACACCTAGCCTATTTCTGTGAAAGAAGATGTCAGCTAATGTAAACCCTATGAAGGACGGAAAGTCGTTAGTGTCATCATCACCTACTTTGCGTGACTCATAAACTACTTCATCAAATATGAATGTACCATTGGACTGCTTAGTAAGTTTGTGGGGCATAGTAGCAGCATCAATATCAATCAAGATATTCTCAGCTACTGTTTCTTTCCACACACCATCAGCAAACTTAACATAGAAATCATCCTGTGCCTTCTGGTTATCACCAGCTACTTTAATTAGGAAGTCGTTTGGTCCCTCTACAGGTAACTTCTTAAAGTCTGGTGTCTCATCCTTGAACACAAGTAAGTGATCGCCACCATGAGAGTCACCTACTTCTACTTGGAAGTCTGTGCTATTGGTGGACTGGATGTGTAACACTGAGCCGTAGCGTGTGACAGTCAATCCTGACACAGCACTAGCATTAGTGGTTACACTATAATAAGTAGTATTTACACCAGTACCAGAAAACGTATCTAAGTTCTGTGCAATCAAGTCTGTTGACGCACCACGCTCTGCGTTTTGTGTTGTAGCAGTATCAGCCTGAGTAGAAGACTTAGTGGCAAATTCCACTGTTTGTGTGCTTCCACCCTTAGTTAGCTTTAGACGATACGTAGAAGAATAGTCAGCCTGTTTAACATAAACCAGTGCTTCTGGTCCACGTGCTGGACTAGTTGTAGTATCTTTAGCAACTACTTTATTTTTATTTAGAATGAATGTTGTGTCGGCAATAGAAACAGCAGACAGTTCCTTACTAGGGTCTGTAAGCCCTGATAGGTAAGAAGCAGCGTTGTTAGTAACTGTCCTAGCTACACCATCCTTGTCAAATACACGGATAGTTCCTGCTGTATCCACCACCATAGAGTACAGTTCGTTCTCATCTCTACGAATAGTGTGGATAAAAGCTTTATCTAGGTTACTAATAACACCTAAGTCTGCTACATGCTGTGTAGGTGGACGTTTAGATAGTCCAGAAACAACACTAGACAATCCGTTTTCCTGTACCTCTGCCTGAGTAGACAAGCGTAGGGAAGGTGGCTGCTGTGATACTCCGTTAATTAGGTTAGGAATGGATTGACTAATTAGTGCCATTACATTGTTCTCCGTCCCTGCCTGTCAATGATGCTGTATGTATCATAGTTATCAAAGATGTTATCATCGTCAGCAGATTTGTCAAATTCTCTTAGTTCCATCAAGGCACGATTTTCGTCCTTTTCGTGGAAACCATGTAGGGTAGCTGAACCTACCACACGATCTTGGAAGATGCGTGTAGCACGTAATACCATGTACCTCTTTGCTACCTCAGGTACATCAGTAAATTCTAATTGAACTACTACGTCAAGTGCTACATTAGTTCCAATGTTAAACGTGTGGTTCTTTCTGTCATACATTTTTAAGCCACGTTGTACTAAATTAGGACCATTAGCCAATAAGGTAGAATCTGCTTGAAGAATATCAGCAGGTAGAATGATCTCACCATTAGTATCTTGTGCAAAACTTTTGTTTAATTCTCTGTTAAAGTGCCAGCCCATAGACTGTACTTCTCTGTCAACTGTGTTAAGGATAGTCTCTGCAATCTCTGCTTCAATCAAGCCAGAGGAGAGACTACTAACTGGTGCTTCGCCAATGGCAGAAAGCATTGTGTTGACTGCATCTAGTTTAGTTGTTCCTGCCATGTCGTTTACCTTATGCTTTCCACTTAACCTTGTTAGCCCAATAAGCTGCGCTTGATGGTCCTTTGGCTATGTTCTTTGCGTGTCTGCTTTTGAAAGCTTTTCGTTGTTTGGCTGACTGGTTTGTTTTAGCACCTCGTTCACCAAACCTAATAACTTTTGGTTTCTCTCTTGTGCCTACCAGTACAGCATGTGATTTGTTACCCTTAGGAGAACTCTTTGGTATACGTAGTCCTTGGAAGGTTTCACCTGCGTGTGTAATAGCCATATCATTTTTTCTTCTTATACTTTATGGTAGCACCAGTCTTCTTAGCCGCAGCCTTAGCCTGTGCCATACCCTTTTTAGTATACTTGTATTCTTTACCTGCTACGTTTGGCATATCATTCTCCAAAGAAAAAAGGGAGTAGCCGTTAAGCTACCCCCAAGTTTATTAAACCTCAGACAGACCAATACAGGCTGCTGGACGCAGGACGTTGTGTCCCATTGCGTACTTAGCAACCATGAGTGTGCCTTGACGGTTAATCTGGTACTCAGACTCCATGCCCAAGTCAAGCAACTTGACAGTAGCAACAGCTTCTGGTGTGAAGACAAAGCCACGGAACTTAGCAGCTTCTGCAACCATGTCGCGTCCATCTACAGCAGCAGTTGGAAGGTCATAGTGAGTAGTGCGTCCAGAACCAGCAGTGTTTGCTAGTGGCTGGTTGTCAGAAGTCTTACCTTCGTTAGCATCACCAGTTGTGAAGTTCACATACAGGTTAGCTACCTTGGCGTGGTTTGACATGATTACAGGCATACCAGCAATTGAAGGTACGTTACCTGAAGCAATGCTACCATTACCACCAAAGTCTTTATTCATGTAGGTAAGCTTGTTACCATCAGTTACGTCCAAGAGAGCGTAGTACTGATCTGGTGCAAGTACAACAACAGCACCATCAGTTGGTACGTTCTTGATTTCCATCTCTTTACGTGCATCAAAGATAGCCTTAGCCAACTTTGCTGGATCAAGAGAGTCAGCAGTAGCTGTACCAATGGTTACATTGTTTGTGAAATCTTCTTCAGTAAACGCTTTGTAATCCTGAACAAGACCAGCAGCGGCTGTTGCGTTAGTTGACAGTGCAGCCTTGGTCAGCATACGTGCTACGTTCTTGTCTGCTTCGTTAGCTAGTGCAATACCAGCTTCCTTTGAGTAGATTGAACGTACATCGTAGTGATTGATTGCTTCGTCAATGTTAGCAATGAACTGGCTTGAGATAAGCAAGTC